CTTGGCCTGTTCATGTTCCAGATGGGCCGGATGGGTCCGCGCATATACCGCGGCGAACTCCGCCCAGGCATTCGAGCTGCTCATGTCGACGGTTCGAACAGCCTCGATGCGCGGCTTCGGCGGCTCGACGCCGAACAGGCGAGGGGGCTCGCCACTCTCCACGCAGCGCCAGAACTTCCGCTCCGCCGTGACAATGAGGTGCTGGTAGAGCGGGTCGGCATGGGCAGTGATCTCCACCCACTTGCCGCCGCCGGTGATCACCGACAGCACCGCCGACCTTGCCGCAACCACCCACATGTTGTGCTGCAGCTGGGCCATGTACTTCTCGGCCGCACCCTGTTCGGAGAACGACCAGGGCAGCATGAACTTAGCCTCGAACACCGCGCCGCTGCCTTCGACCCGGCCGTCCAGCGTGGCGCTCATCCAGTGCAGCACCGGGTGGCGAATACGGCGCTGCACGTCGGTAATGACCTTGCCGGTCTGCACCTCGTACCAGCGCCGGTTCAAATCTTCGGTCGCCGCCCCAAGCTGGACCACAAGATTGCCGGACAAGTCCTCCGGCTCGGCCTCGCCGCGCTTCTCCTGCCACAGCCGGATGAGGGCCGCCTCGTCATCGCCCATGATGACCCGGGCATCGGAGCCGCCAATGAAGCTGCGGCGGCCGGCAGCCTTGGACCGCGGGCTCATACCACCTCCTCGGCCAATGCGTCGGCAGCGCCCTGGATGGTGCCGGTGGCCTCGGAGGCGAGATCCGCAAGCAAGGCATCAACTTGACGCAGATCGAGCCCGCCAGGGACGTTCTGTGCGGTGTCGTCGAGAATTGCGGTGACGTAGGCCGACACCGCGTCAAGGACCTTCTTGACATGATCGGCGCGATCCTCGAGGTCGCTGGCGGCGGCAAAGAGCGGCAACGGCCACGGCGGTTGCCCCGCCAGGGCCGTAACAAATTCGGCGTGCGCCGCCCGGGCCGGGTCGGTGGATGGCTTTGCGCCCGCGCCTGTGATCAGGGCATGAATTGCGTTAGAGACGTGATCAGCCTGGGCCATGGGATACCTCCTTGGCTTGGGTTAGAGCTGGGGGGAAGTAGCCGCTTCCTCTCAGCTCGCAATTTAGGTATTACCAAAATATGCGCAAGGGGTCAAGAGAAAAAGTAATACCGAAAAAACGCGGTCGGCCGGCCACCGGGCGAGACCCAATGCTGGCGCTACGGCTTCCGCCGGCGCTAAGGGCCGAGATAGAAAGCTGGGCCAAGCTGCAGAAGGACAAGCCCTCACGCTCAGAGGCAATTCGCCGGCTGATCGAGATTGCGTTGTCGACCAAAGGCAAAAAGCCAAACACCGACTCCAAGTAACCTTCGCTAAGTAACCTTAACGGTTAAAACTGTAACTGAGAGGCGCTGGCTTGAGTCCGATGTCGGAGCCGTGGCGTAGACCAGAAGTTCAGAATCGAAGCTGACCGCTACCGATTCGGCAAAGTCGATCGGCGACGCGTGGCGCCATTCGTTTCTCTCGCTGCTCGCCGGTGCGTGAAGCGCAGAAATAGTGCCCAAGCGCAGCCGCCGCGCGTCACGGAATTTTCTCTTGGTGGCTTGTTGCTCGTGGCTCTTGGCAAACGTCAACAGATTCGCTTTGACGGACGTGCCAAGCTGATGCGCCTTGGTAAATGGCGGGGTGCATTCCTTTTTAGCGAGTTCTTTTTAGCAAATTCTTTTTAGCGAATTATGCCGCGATCTTTTTTTCGTGTTTGTGATTTGCATTATTGTTTGATTAGCACTATTTGCAACGCGTCGCGATGGAACGATGCTGTTGCCGTGTGGCGCTCACGCAACCGATCCTTCCGCGCCAACAACCCCTGCACCAGACCATGGGGCTTGGTTCGGGTTCGCGACACCCGAATCCTAAGGGAGGTCATCATGGTCAAACCCGCCGATCGCCACCATGTGAGGACGAGGGCGCGAGACGTCGTCGCGGCGAAAGGTGCGAGCGACGTCGGCGAAAACGCATCGCCCAATGCTGCGCGGTTGCTCGATCTGCGGATCGAATACCGCTCGCCGGCGCTGCTACGCGCCGCCGCGCACAACGCCCGCAGCCATTCCAAGAAGCAGCTGGCGCAGATCGTAAAGTCGATCCAACGTTTTGGTTTCGTCAATCCGGTGCTGATCTCCGACGACTTCGAGATTGTCGCCGGTCACGCCCGCGTCGAAGCCGCCAAGATTCTCGGCTTGAAAGCGGTCCCGACCGTTCGCCTGTCCTCCCTGTCGCCGGCTGAGCGCCGTGCCTATGTGATCGCCGATAATCGGTTGGCGGAAATGGCGGGATGGGATCGCGACGTGCTGGCGGCTGAACTCACGGGACTGCTCGATCTGCAATTTGACGACGTCGAATCGACCGGATTTGCGCTCGGCGACATCGACCACATCTTGGCCGATGGCGCTGCCAACAAGGTGCAGAAAGCCCGGCCTGTGGACAAGCGTCTGGCCAACGGCCGCGACGGCGCGGTGGTATCGCGGGTGGGCGATGAGTGGCTTTTGGGGCCGCACCGCCTTGTGTGCGGGGAGGTGGCACTCGTCGATTGCGACGTCGTGGTTCGGCGCTGGCAGCAGTTCACCGACAGCACCGCTCGCCTTACAGGATCGGATCTGACCTTTACCGACGTTGCAGCGATGCGCCTGGGCGGCAAAGGCGCCGCCTCCGCGTCGAGACAGAGCAGGGTGTGACATGTCCGAACAATCCAAATCCAGCGGCGGCCGGCCGCTTCAATCTCAGACTGACGGATTGAGTGCCCCGGCCGCCGAAGAATTCAAAGTCGGCCCCGGTCGTCCGCCCGTGGACAAGCGGTGGAAGAAGGGTGGTCCATCGCCCAATCCCCGCGGCCGGCCGCGCAAGGACCAGACGATGCTTCCCGACGTCAGGAAGGTGTTCGAACTGGCCCTCAACAAAAAGGTCGCGGTACCTCGCGGTGATAAGGAGGTTCTGATGACGCGGGTCGAGATCGGGCTTGAGCAGTTGCTGAACCAATTCGCCAAAGGCGACCGTCATGCGCGGAAGGCGCTGATGGAATATGCCGACAAGCTCGGCATCGATTTCTTGGCCCAGCATGGGCAGGAGGTCGAGGCGGCGCTCACCCCCAATTATCAGGCGGTTGTCGATGCGTTTCTGGCGCGCCGCAGCGCCGCCGGCAACGTTGCGCCGGCGGATCCCGTCTTGGCGCAGCCGGAACTCCTCGATGACGATGTCGCGGCGGATGATTCCGGGGAGCCTGAAGCAAGGTTTACGGTCCCGTCCAAGGCAGAGATCAAGTCGACGCTCGCGCCAGAGCCTTCGCGGAAAGAAAAGCAAGCCGCGCCAAAGCTCGATCAGGCGTCACTCGGTCGTGGCAGCCCTCCGCCGGGGGGCTTCTCGCTGACGACCGGGAAATGGTCTTGAAAGCGACAGAGCGAGACCGCGAAAGGGCAGGAGAATAACCAATGACCACACCATTGTCTGCTGCGGACGAATATCCGCCAGGCCTTGTGCTGCGTGCGGTGCTGGCGACCGATTTTATGGCATTCACCGAATATGCCTTTGGCGTGGTGCGCCCGAACACGCTGTTCAAGCCGAACTGGCACCATGAGGCGCTGGCCTACAAGCTGACCCAGGTGGCCTCCGGCGCGGTCAGGCGGCTGATCGTCACCCTGCCGCCGCGGAACCTCAAATCGCTGTTTGCGTCGGTCGCGCTGCCGGCCTGGTTTTTGGGCCATAACCCGTCCGAACGGGTGGTGGCGGTGTCATATTCCGACTTTCTGGCGCGCGCCCATGCCAACGACTTTCGCCGGCTGGTGAACGATCCGATCTATCAGGCCACCTTCCCGGCGATGCGGCTCGCCCGAGATACCGACCGCGAGATCGTCACCACGCTGCGCGGCAAGCGCCACGCCACCTCGATCGAGGGGACGCTCACGGGTCTCGGCGGCAACCTGGTGATCATCGACGATCCGCTCAAGCAGGACGACGCGCATTCCGAAGCAGTTAGGCAGCGCACCATCGAGTGGTATCGTTCCACGCTGCTGAGCCGCCCGGACGACAAGCAAGTCGCACGCATCGTGCTTGTCATGCAGCGCGTCCACCAGGACGATCTCGCCGGCTACCTGGAGGACCAGGGCGGATTTGACATCTTG